GGGACCTAACATTTCAGCAGGGCGTGTGTGGACGCCACAGTGCCGCTGGTCATTGTGGCAGATTACTTGGCAGGGTTGATGGGTGTTAGCTTGGATGAAGTTGCAGGTATTCATTGTGTATAGCGGGGACTCAACTCATTTTCGTGCGTAGGAGCTTTTCGTTTTTAGAGATCTCAGATCGTAGGGTGACAAGGTCGTCGTAGCGTCCCCCACCATGCGAACAGAGGTAGCCGGGTAGCCGGTCTAGGATACGGTCGTGGTCAGGGCTGTTCTTTGTGACCTCCGCAATCCCAGCGAAGAACTGCTCCACGGTCATGTAGATAGGGTCATCTCGGGTGATGTAGGCGAAGGCAGGGACGCGAAGTGCGGCAGCGACAGTGTGGGTCATTTCATAGGGGACGACGGATTCGATGGCAGCGGAGACAGCGGAGATACGCATAGGGGAAGACATCTTGGGCGGGCTGTACCACTATCTTGACTCTGAGAAATCCATTTTTGAAAACGAATCCCTCACCCCACATGCAAAAGGAGATCAGTTAAAATGAGTATCAATATCGACAACGCAGTATCAGATGCACTCGACCGTCTTCACAACCTTGTCCGCGGTGCTGCCTCCGCTAGGGCAGTCAACACCCCAAAGAATGAACCACGCTGGATCGTCAACTTCAAGGGTATCTTCGATGAGATCCTGTATGTAGAGATCATCGTCCGCGACAATGCGATCGTGATGTCTGTCCTCAACAGTACCTACGAGGGCAGGGATACAGCAAAGATCATGGGTGTCTTTATGGAGCTTCTCAACATCGAGTAAGCTTATCGGATTCAACCTTGATCAAAACAACCTTCGCAGGTTCATAGATCTTACACTCGTGGACTTCGGGCATGCGACATTTAGAACAGAAGACAGCAGGACATTGGCACGTGAACGTGAGGTGCGTCCTCTTTATACAATGAGAGCACTTGATGAGAGGCATTGAACTGATTTGGTTTGCTGTCAGACTTTTCGTTTCCTAGAAGCAAGGGCCATGCCGAAGATCCGGTACGTCGCACGTGTGGATCCGGATGTGCGGTATCCGCAAGAGGAGTTCGCAGAGTTACTTCAAATTTACTTAGCGGATCCAGATGGATGGGAGGCACATGGATACACGTTCGAACTTGTAAAGAGCCACCCGGATGTCATTATTCGCTTATCGTCTCCCGCTACCATTGCGAACATCTGCGGTCTTCCTGATAATCTGTCCTGTGCAGAAGTCGGAGGTCGCCACATGTATCTCAACGCGATGAGATGGGTCCACGGTTCACAGAAGAGTGGTCAGGATCTGACTGGATATCGTCAGTACGTTGTTTCGCATGAGATGGGGCATATCCTGGGTCACGAACACGTGAAGTGTCCAGGACCGGGACATCCAGCCCCGATTATGATGCAGCAGACGATCGGACTTGATGAATGCACAGCGAATACCCGCATAACAAAAGCTGACTTACAATAAATGGGCGGTGGACTCTTCGGCACCCCTCTCTACTTGAATGAAAAATGCATCGTCTTTGCGTTGTTCATTCTGTTCGTATTCTGGATGCCTCATCCGAAGGCGTGGGAACATGAAGCAGTGCTTGCATTTGTTCTCGCAATGACTGCTTATGTGTTGATGGCGTGGTATGATTACATCTACGACTGTAATGACAAGTTGGGCCCTACGCTATTAGGTGGACTGATCGGATGGGCGAAGCCATATGGCGGTGTGCCTCCTGGGACTGATGAACTGCCCATCAAGTATAAGAAGATTGTCGGTGTGTTTGACACTATAGTTTTGGTTCTGCTTCTGGGTCTATTGGTGGTTCCTTATACGAGGCGTAGTTAAGCGAGTTCCTTTTCCCATACGATGGATTGTAAAAACTTGTAACCGATTCTCGAAAGAATATCTTGAAGAACATCATCTGTGAAATACTCACATGGTTGTTTTGCAAGGAACTCTGTGTCCAATTCCAATCTTCTACGCTTAAGTTCAGCATAATCATCTGCGTGATCTCTGGGATGAAACCCAAAATACTTCTCGTACCATGTGTGTCCGTATTTTAGAAAATACATCAGTCCTAATCTGACTTTACTATTCCCGCATCTTATTCGCGACTTATCCGACAACTGAACTTTGGTTGCACCTTGTTGTTTCAAAAGTTCTAGTGCAAAGTCAATCATATCACGAGTTCCACCACAATCGGGATCATATTCTACTAAATCAAGTACGGCTTCTTTGCTTTGTTTTTCAATAACCATAGATATGCATGGTTTCATGGGATTCCAAAGTAAGATTCGTTTATCTAGACCTTCGTCTACCATTTCGACTTTATACGGACCAATCTGATGTGCTTCTGTATACCCGCCACCTCTATATCTTGACCAACGATCATCCATTCCCATTTCAATCAGCGAGTTGTACATAGACGAATGGCAATGTCTGGCCATTTAATCAGTTAGGATACTTTCTATATAAACGGACAGCATTGTAACCGTGTGACTTAGTTGGAGTACGCCAGACCGCCCATGCCGCTCATCACGCGGAAAATGTTGTAGTTCACGGCATACATGCGGAACAGGTACGGGTAGTTCTTGGACGGGAACGAGCCAGCGGCAAGCGACTTACCGTCGATGCCGACAATCGAGTCGAAGACCAGCGTCGTCGTGTCGATGCGGGAGAAGTTACAGCTGCCAGACGGCTGGTGCTCCTCGGGGGCGAGGGCGAAGGAGTACACATTGATCGGGTTGATCGACCGCGTGTATCCGTAGACAGAGGGAACCCCGTTCACCAGTCCGACCGCATCGGGGTTCGTCGTGAGGTAGCCGGTGTTGATGCCAGACACAATCGGGTTGAGGAACGGGTCAGTGGACGCATTGTTGTTCGGGTCGTAGACAGCGTAGTATGTGACTGTCGCAGGAGAGCCAGTGAACCCAGTAACGGCGGCAGTGCCGAGCGTATAGGTACCACCGGTCGCATTCGCCGTACCTGATGCGTATGTGATCGTGGTGCCAGGGAGGACTGCGACGACACCTGTTGCAGTGGTAGCCGAAACGATAACCATGCCGCTGTTGGGAATCGTCCCTGCCGAAACAGGAGTCGCACCGACAAGAACGATGCTCGAGCTTCCCGCCGTCGTGGTCGCGGTAAACACCGCATACACACTGCCCGCCGTGCTACCCGTCACCGTGTTGGCGGTCAGAGACGTGTACGCATGCTGCTCGAACGCACCGCCCGAGTGGTGCTGGTAGGGCTGAACCTTCCAGAAGTAATCGCCATACCGCTCATCGAAGCGGTCCTGGCCGTTGAGCTGGAGGCGGCAGCGGTTAGCGATATCATCGTAGGCGAACGGCTGGGTGTTCACGGCCCCGAGGGCTGTCAGTGTCAAGGCAGAGCAGTCGAGCTTGCGGGCATCCTGGTAGACCCACACCAGCTCCTTGACCGGGTGGTTCAGCGTCAGGTCCAGGCGAACCGTCTGCGAGGTGACAGACTGCTGGAGACCATACTGAAGCTGGTCGATCAGGTACTCGTGCGTCTGCTGGGCGAAGCGGCGACGCTCGTCCGTATCGAGGTAGATGTAATCCACGTAGACCGCCGCATCCTTGAAACGAGGCAGGGCAGCCGCCGCACCGGCAAGTCCACCGTAGGAACCCCAGCCAGTGCTCTGAACAAGGTCAGTCGCCTGGCGGAAGGTGAAGTTCAGGCGGACCTCGTGGTACTGCAGGGCAATGAGCGGCAGGGCCAGACCCGGGTTGCGGCAGAACCAGAAGGACAGCGGGATGTAGAGAACCGTTGGCCGGCCGTTGCAGCCGGCCGGGGTCGACGTCGCTCCCTCGACGTTCGTGCCGAGCATCTGATCCAGACGGACCGCCTGATCGTAGCCGGATGTAAGAGACTCCCAGAGGTACATCCACTCACCGTAGTGGCGGTCCATCACCTGGCCACCGATCTCGATCTCCACCTGCTGGATGAGGAGGTAACCGAGGCGGCGACGGCCACCGGCAGTCCACAGGATGTCCGCCGAGGCACTCGTGGCAGTGGCTCGCGTGTCAGGCAGCGTCACCTCGAGGTAGGTGCGGAACATCAGGTCGGCATTCCGGTTGACGACCACGACAGACCGCTGACCGTACATCGGGGCACCCGTGAAGTTCACACGCATGGCCTCCATGGCGAAGTTCGTGTGACGCTTGTACATCACCTTCCAGAATGTGATGTGAGGGTTTCCGGTGATATAAGCATCTTGGGCACCATAGGCGACAAGTTGAAGAAGACCACCGCCCATTGTGTTTATCTTTTGCGAGGATATATTCTTCTGCGATTGAACAATGAGGGAACCGCAGGTCGAGCGGTTTTGTAGGTGTATCAAGAAGGTCAAGAAGACCTTGAAGGCACGCAAAGGGTCCACACCAGAGCAGGGCGCGATTGCCATCTGCACCAAGTCGGTCCTCCAAAGCAAGGGGCGCACACTCAAGAAGGTC